CTATTTAATCTCTTTAAATAAATATCATAATAATTACTTGGAGGCATATTATCCCTCCTTCCCTAGTAAATCCATACAATCAAAAATTGTAGAACGAAAATATTCATATTTTAAATATTTTAAAGTAGATAATTTATGATAAAGTGTAAAATAATTAATAGTTTTTTCTTTATCAGGAAAACCAGTTAATTCAATTAAAATTGAGTCAAGAAATTTTTCCCAATCTCTTCCTTTTTCACGCTCACAAAGAAGTCCAAATAACTTATTTCTTAATTTATTATTATATCCTTCTTTTATGGAATCAATATATGTCATTATTGACCACCAGCTAATTTACTATAATTATATGATTTTCCTTGAATCGATCTATAATAAAAATCTTCAAGCCGGGCCGCATTTATACGTTCATGTTCTAAAGTATTTTTTAATTTATCTAATAGATTTGCTTGAGAAAAATCTCTTTCCTCATAAAGAGGTTTCACATTTTCCCAAGTCATAATAGATCTATTTAACCATTCACATTTCATATAAGTGGAAAGAATTTGAATTTCTTCTGAATTTAAATTTTCGATAAATCCACTATCATCTCTTTCTAAACTAATTCTTGGAAATTTAAAATAAGGTATAGCACTTTCTAAAATTGATCGCATATCTGCTTCAGTTTCTTCTGGTGTCCATTGTCCCCATTCATCTTCTAAAGTTTTAGCTAAAAAAGCTTCATATACTCTCCAATAAGGGGTCATTAATTATTCCCCCTTTCCTTCTTTTTCTTGTTGATTTAATTGAACGGCTCTTATTATATCATAATCGGTTAATTGCTTTAATATATTGCATTTTTCAAAATCAGTAATTTCATGATTAACTGCGTAATCAACTAAATTTTGAATTTGCTCTTTAGGTAACTTTTTAATCTTATCTTCAAAATCATATTTAGGCATGACTGTTAAAAGACGCTTCATTTCATTATCCGTTAATACTTGAATATTAAGTTCAGCATTAGGTTCTTTTGCACTTTTATCTTCAAGACCTAATTCAATTTTAACATCTATATCTTCAATATAAAGAATACCCTGTCTTAATAAGTACTCCATATCGGCATAATAAAAAGCTTCTCTCAGTATTGACATTGGTATGGTTTTTTTAGCACCCTTATGTTCCCAATTTCTCTTTAAACGTAAATCTGGTATATCAATACCAACATAAGCATTAATTGTATTAGTTAAAACTACCTGTTTTTCGTCCATTAAAATACTCCTTTTCACTCTTTTTATTTAAAATTTAAGAGGAAGAAGAAGATTCTTCTTCCTCTTAAACTATATAATTTAACCAATATATTGCGGCGTAGTAATACCAGTATTCTGATAAATAGCCCAATTACGAGTTGCGAGAATACCTACACCCAACTTTTTATAAAAATCAATTTCCATAGACTGATCTTTATTCTTCCAATCCCAAATTTGAGTTTGACCTTCAAGAACAACCTTTACAACACGTTCTCCACCTGTTGGTAAAATATAAGCAAATTGTGGATCAATAGCAACCTTTGTATTATCGTCATCAACATAAGATTGACGGAAAGATACAATTGGATTACCGCGGAAAATATTAATATAACCCTGATAATGAATACGATCAATATCTTGTGGATGATAAATACCCTGACCAGTACCGGTGCTTACAGGAACGATGGCATCAGGACCCATAGCCGCGATGAATTCTGGCGGAGCAAAAATAGTCGCACCCTGACCATAGGACTTGACGATATTACATAAACGAACCATTTGATCGGCACTCCAAGAACCAACATATTTATTCGCTGCTGGAGTCATTGTATTGACAGCCGCGCGCAAAGCTTTTTGAACTTCTAAATAAATGGAATCAGTTAATCCATCGGTCATAACTTCCATAAATTCAGCCATTACTTCCGCCCCATCAAGCATACGCTCGAAATCAAGCGTGCAAGCACCACCAATAGCCATTGCAGGCAGCTCAAAAGTAGTGGTATCTAAACGGAAGGTTTCATATACACCAGATAAACCAACCCGAGTTAAAAATTTCTTTGCGCGAGTTTTTCCGACAGATTGCTTAAAAATAACTTTCTCGCCTTGTCCAATCTGACGAACATCCGCAAAAATACCTACCGCATCAATAACACGATTAGGTACAACTTCATCAGCAGTTTCAATTATAATTTGATAAATATCATAACGATTCTTCATGAACTGGTTGTAATTACCAGCAAGCTCTTTAAAACCATCGCGTAAGGCAGCATTAACATCTTCAACAGAGAAGGTGGCTGGTGCCGTACCCTTAGCCGCATGAAGAGCTAATTCTTTTAATTCAGCAATTGTAGCCATTATTTTTACCTCCTTCTCAAAAAATTAAACAGCCATGACTTGCAGTTTAAGAGCATACTGACCATCAGGCATAGAACCAGCGCCGGTGCCAGTAGCAACTGCACAGTACAGACCAGAAACACCAGTTAAATCATCAATTAACTGCCAATAACCATCCACATAAGGAACGGCATAAAGAGGGGTTGTCGCTAAAGCGGCAACAGCAGTTTTTACAGCATCCTCATCAGCAAAATCAGTGGTATTATAGCAAATAGTGTTAGTAGTAAACTTATCACCAACAGCCAGATAACCTAAACGAGGATAGAAGCCGTCTCCAATACCCAACTTGAAATTCTTAAGGCCAAGCGCACGCTCATCATAGAGATGCTCAGCAGAATAATTCAGCGCAAGGGGATACTTGGCAATGTTGGCAGAAGTCGGCAGCTTAATGGTGCGGCTGACATTGTCAACACAAAGAATCATACCATTTTCCGCAGGAGCGGATGCAAAATCGGTAGCATTTAAAGCGCACTGCGCCTCAATGCGGCCATCACGACGAAAAGCGACTTGATTTAATTCTAATTGACCATAGCCATTTTTCGTTAATCTATTAATAGCCATTTTTTATTCCTCCATTATTTTTTATATTTAGATAAAATAGCTTCAATACCAGTTAACGGGTTATCCTTGGGGATAACCTGAAACTCTTCTTTCTGGAAAGCAGAAAAATTGTTTTGCTTTAAAGAATAAGCCAGTTCTTTGTCTAACTCGATTGCAGTATATTCATCAACCTTTTCTTTGAAACTGTCAAGAATATCTTCCGCAAGTAAATTAACGTAAGAATCAATAACCTTCATCTTTTCAGCAGTTTCAACTTCTTTCTTATAAGAATTTAACGAAGCATTCTCCTCTTCTACGGAAGTAAGAGTGGCTTGTGTCTCTTCTAAGAGAGAGGAAAGTTCACCCTTTTCCTGTTCTAAAGTAGAAACAGAAGAATCCAGCTCTTCAATTTTCTGCTCATATTCGGCAATTTTTGCATATTTCTCATCAACAAGCTCAAAATTGCCGCCATTTAAAGCCTGTAATGCCTCAAGCGCGATCTTCTCTTTTTCTGTTACATCAACAATATAGCAACGAATTCTATCGCCCAGAGTCAGAGAGTCAGACGCATCGTCCTTTGTATAATAAACTCTCTCAAACTGTTGAGCTTCGTAGTTATAGCAAACTGCATACTCATCATAAACATCACAAATAGCGTAGGTAATCATCCAGCCATTCTCTTCGTTGTATTGCTCGTTTAACAGAGAAAAGAGGCCATCATGCTTTTGAGCATCTGAAAGTTTGAAGTTAACCTTCATTTCTAATAATCCTCCTTCTTCTCTATCCTTTGATAACGTATAACCAAATTTCTCTAACTCTTTCATCATTCTGACAAAAGCTTCGTATAAGGTGAAGAAGGCGGCGCCCTCGAAGCAAGGCTCAACCGTATCACCTAAAACTTGTAATCCTAAAAAACATCCATCTGTATATTTAAAAAGTTTCTTACCCTCAACAATTTCCCAATTGCCTTTTATAGAAGGAGCATAAAGTTCCATAGACTGAGATTTGCCAGGAATATCTTGTGCTTCTTTATAAAGGCTTGTGTAAAGAAGAACATCTACACAAGCATATTCGCGTTCAACGCCATCTTCATCTAAAAAAGTTTCCCAAGCAAAATTTGGAGACTCTGGCACAACACCATAGATGCGACCGAGACTCCGTTCTGTGCCGTGGTCAGTAAAATCATTTTCTGACTCCTCAAAAATACCTTTTACAGGAGAGTAGGAAATGGTACTGAGTAGCTTTTCA